GAAACGATGCAACGGTACGATTACCGTATCTTTCGAATTCCTTTTCATAAGTATCAGGTAGATACTGATTTAAGAAATCGAAGTTAGTTATATAATTTGTACTCAATGGTACTTGTTCTGCACTTGGTTGTAAAGCGAACCCTGGGGCCACTTGAACTGCTCCTGCCATAATAATTAATTTTTAAAATTTATTTTCGTTTAATACTTCTTATTTTTAAGCCTCGTCCCGAATCAGGGTTAACTGACTTAACTGTCATTCCTCCTTTATTAGTTACTTCTGGTGCTCTGCGCTCACTCATATTTATGTTTTTAGTTTTGCGCATTACATCTTCCGTAGCTTCAGACTTGCCTTGTTCATAAAAGAAATTGGCAAATTTGTCAGGATTCATTGCTAGTGATAAAGCTCTGTGATATCCAACAGCATCATTAATTAAACCCTTATCATCCAAGTACTTATTTACAAAGTTCAGGGGTGTTTCTTGATTTTTTTTAATTGTCTGTACATCACTAGGAGAAAAGGTTACTGTTTTGTCGTCAAGCACGAAATCAAAACCTTTGAAATCATCAGTAAAAACTTTATCGGATTCTTTTATAAACCAATTACGTTTTGTCTCACTTTCCTCTTGTTGAGTTTTAGCAGATTCTAAATATTGCCTATACTGTAAAATTTCTTCATTGTTACTTTCAGAATTAACATCCGGTCTTGACTCAAGTGGATGCTTGTATAATTCTTTCTGCTCATTAAAGAATTTTTTAGCTTTGGCAATAGTTCTTTTTTTTGCTAGTTTTGTTTTTTTAATTACAGCTTCATCATCTAGTTCCTCATCATAAGAATAATCCTCCATTAAGGAATCAATATCTTCAGGGTCTAAACCTTCACCTTCTGTAATTGTCAAATACTCTCTTAGCAAATTATCAGGATTCATAGAACTGAAGTCTTTTTGTAATTTTACATAGTCTTCAATACCTCTTCCTGTTTCTTTTTTATACTTAAAGTAGGCCGCAACATCTTCAGGAAGTTTTTCCGTTTCCTCTCTTGCTGCATTTAATTCATCTAATGAATTAATTTCCCTACCATATCTTTTTCCAATATATGAAAGAACGTCTTCTTCTTTTAAGTCATAAGGCTGCTCCGCAACCTCCTCAACAGAAGCTTCTTCTTTATCATTTTCTTTTACGGAAGAATCTTCTTTATCTTTCTCTTCAGTAAAATCCATCTTTACTTGAGGAGTTTTTTCTGCTTGATTATCGTCCTCAATTAATTTTTCTTCATGTTTGTCAAGAAGTTCTTTTTCAACTTCTTGCATTGACTTTTCTTCTACAGACTCTACTGCTCTTACTTTCATTTCCATTTGATTTGATTTAAAATTTAGTTAAAATATTACGGTCATTATCGAGGTGAAAACTCTGATAAATCAAAGCCATCAAGGCTATCTTCATTAGACTCAAAACTCTGAGGAGGTAAATTATTTTTACGCTGTGTTATTAATTTAGACTGCTCAGTATTTTGCTGACTAATTCTATCGCTTTTTGCTTTTTCTCTTTGCTCTTCTCTTTGAGACAAGGCATTTTCATCAATCCCTCTTATCTGCATATTATAAGTAAATTCTTGTTGCATTAATTGAGATTTAAGCTGTGCCTCCGCTTTTTGCTTTTCTATTTCAAAGGCTATCTCAGCTTGTTTTACTTTCATCTTAGATTGAGTCTCTAGTTCTATTTTTTGGATAGATACTTGAGCAGCCATTTCTTGAGATTTAAGTTGTTGCTGTGCCGCAATAGCCTGCTTCTGCATGGCCATTTTTTCATCACGCTCTTGCTTAGCAACTCTTTTAACTTTTAATAATTGATTTGCTAGTTTAAGGTTTCTAATTTCACGAATATCAATAGCATCTTCTAAATTAATATCACCCTTAGATAATGCCATTTGAATATTTTGTTCGAGCATTGCTTTTTGTTCTTCATCTGGAGATAATTCTATAAAAACACCAAAGTCATAAATGTATAAATCAGATATTTCTCCTAATATACTTACGTTATACTTTCCTATTTTATTTATAAAATCCTCCTTAAAATCTGCATACTCTAAAATATCAGCCACCCTATAGGTCAAGGCCTCGGCCAAAGTACGATATATGTAAAGACTTCCGTCTAATATATGACGGGTAGCTGTATTTGAATTTAATGCTGCTAATTTTTGAACACCCACTAAAGCATCTGTAGATGGCGTTGAACCATCCCTAGCTTCATTTAAGCCAGTTACAGAGCGTATCATCCCTAAGTAATGGTTATAGTTAGATATAAGCATTTGTGTCTTAGAAGCTCCTGAACTGCTTGTAAGCTGTTGTATTGGTATTTTGCCTTGATTGTATTCTCCCTCTTGAGTGTAGCTTCTACCGACAACACTACCGGTTTGAAAGTATAATCGTAAAGCATCCGAAGGGTCGTACGCTGCACCTGTTCCTAGGTCAACTTCATTAATACCATCAGCGTCAATATAAACTCCGTCGGGCACAGTTCTAGCTATAACCTGTTGTAATTTTAAATGAGTTATTTGTATTAAATCAGCAAAAGGAATCATACGTCTAACTAAAGACTCAATTACACCTTTATACATTCTAGGAGCCGCAGCTACATAATTAGGAATAGCATGTTGAGAAGATGATTTTGGACGCACCATATTTTCTTCAAGCTTCCACTTTAAAAGAATACTAGTACCCATAACCATAACACCTTCATACCAAACGTCAATAGTTTTTTCTATTTTTTCAAACCTTCCTTCTTCCATCATTTCTTGTGGAGGATTAAAGGTGTCATCTTTTTCTATTATTTTAGACCCGCCGCCTTCAAGTATTTTTTTCTTATAAACTATCTTTTGTGTAGTTTTATAATTAAAATACATTAAAGTACAGGTGTCTCTAGAAAAAATATCATTATCGTAAAACTGCGCTACATTATAATAATCATACCAGCTCTGACTGTATTTAGATATTTCCTCTAAATCTTCTCTAGTTAAAGACTGGTCTATTTTTAAAAGCTCCCCAATGGGTAATGTTTTGATTTCTCCCCAATAAAAACAATCTTTAAAATGAGGGTCTTCTGTATAACTATACACCACATTAGCAGGGTCTACATAAGATATTTGAACTCCTGCTCCAGGCAAAAACTCATGCTTGGCAACAGATATTCCTATAACCGTAGCGTCATAATCTAATTGCTTGCGAATATCATTATAATGATTTTCTGAAAACATTGTATCTATAGCCTCTTCCTCTGCAATCTCAATCGCAGGTTTATAGTTAAGATTCATGTAAAGAGATAATTCCTCATCAGAACTCGGAAGGTCGTCAGGGTCCATTGTAAATGGGTCTACTCCTGTTTGCTCCTGTATATTAGTTAAGATATCTTTAGCGGCCATCTGCCCCTCTATCATGTCCTGGTACTTACTTCTTTTAGCTTGAGACAGCGCATCCTGAGCGTAGGCCTTTACCTTAAAATCTCGGCCTTGCATACCATTAACAACAATATCCACAAATTTTGGGAGTATAGGCACTGGAGTCCAATCTAAATTTAGATAAGACAAGTCTCCATCAATTGCTAATTCTGTTTTATATTTCGCTACAGACTGCTCGCCTCTAGCGTATAATCGTAGCCTGTGAAAATCTCGCCATTGATTATAATATCTACACTGGTTTCCATCTTTTTTAAACCATTCGTACTGAATAGCCTGTCCTATCTGTAAACCGAATTCATCCGTAGCTTTTTCAGCATCTGAAACAAATTGACTTGGAAAGCCTGTAGATGCAATGTCTATTGTAACATCCTTCATCTATCTAATTAATTCACTTAAATTACCTTTATTAGTATACCTTGCAAAGTTAAGGTTTATTTTTGATTGTTTTTGCTCTACTTGATACATGTGCTTTTGTGTGGCCATGATGGCTAAACCAGAGCTAATACTTGCATCAAATTTAGTTCTATTATTTATGTCGAACCTAGACCAGTCTTCTAGTGTTCTGGCAAACAACATATTACCCATCTCGTCTTTGCTTCTAAATGTACCATCTAAATCTAAACCTACGTTTTTTTCAATGTAAGATTCTATAGCAGCTGCATGAGCTTGCTTTATGTCTTCGGAACTGTTAGGTATACCTCCGAGTTCTTTTTCTGTTTTAGATAACTTTGATTTATGTTTATCCGGTCTATTCATTGAAAAATGCCTATAGCCTCTATTTTTGAAATGATATAAAAGTCTAGGCTTATTATTTTCAACAAGTATAGGCATGCCATAAAATACACAAGCCATTAAAACTTCCTCGAAAAATATCTCTGCCGTTTGAGGTCTGGCAATATACTGTAAGAAAAATTCATTAGCAGGAGCTTCCTCCATACTAAATTTAGTTATTCCGTGTAGCGCTCCGTTAGAGCCGCCGCCTCCTACCGTTCCTGATATGTCATAAGAGTCACATCCAAAAGCGCCTATATGTTCATTCCCAGGATAATTTAATCCGTTCTTTTTTATAACTCTATTCTGTAAGTTTTTAGAAGGAAACCATCCTATTAAAAATCTTCCCTTTTTTTCAGGACTAAAAATTACCTTAGTATCTTTAATTCCATTTTCCCAGTAAAAATGTCCTCTAGTTAAATGATGCTCCATTATAAGCGAATCGTTATAATCTATTTGCTGATATATTTTTGTTAAATTAAATAAAGAAGACTTACTCTCATCTCTAAATGCATGAGATTCACTTCGAGGGAACTGACGGTAAAATTCGTTAAGAGCATCAGCGTCATTCTTTAAAGAGTCCACCTCTGCTTCCCAGTAATCAATAGCTCCGTTAGTAATCCATTCAGAGTCAATTCCCTTTACTTTTTCTTTAGGAGCTCTAAGCACAGGATGACCATACACATCTATAAATCCTTCCATATTTAATTCCATAGGAACAAATAAAGAGTACATACCACTTTTAGTTTGACCGTTCGCATTACGAGATTTTAAATTAGAATCTTCATAAAGCTTTTTAAAATTACTACCTCCTTTATCTAAAGCATTTGATGTAGAGCCCATCATACACTTCCCTATAATTTTACTTCCCAACCTTAAACAGGTTTTAGTAACCCTCCAATTGTTTAATATATTATTAGGCTTAATCCATTTACCAGATTCATCGTGTACTAATAAAAGTAATTTTTCTCCATCATAAGAGTTATCATCTGTGTTCTTCCAGTCAATAGTAGTATCCAATCCTGTTAACTCCTCGTTAACAGCTTCATACATATTTTTTTTAGTAATCTTAGAGGCGGGGACTCTAAACGCTAATTCTGTTTTTGGTTTATCCATACCATCTTGAATAGGCTTAAAGAAAAAAGGAAGTCTGTTGGATATAGGAACAACCTTATCTGTAAACATTTTTTTAGAATCAGAACCAGTCTTTGATAGAATGCCTACCCTTGCATCTTTTGCCAGTGTCCCTGTATTGACACATTCTGAAGAACCCATAAAAGAAAATCCAGAACGTCTTATTTTTAAATAAACCATTCCAAAACTTCTTTTGTCAGCCTTACAAGCTTCCCAAAATATAAAAAATAATCTATTAGCTTCTCTAAAGTCGGGATATCCTATATCAATTGTTGACCACTGTAAGTACATATAATGAGAACCAGTGATATATGTAGGTTCACCATTATTCATAAACCAATATCCCTCGTCTCTATTATCAAACTCCGCCTCTATATAGTCTACCCATTTAGATTTAAAAGCAGAAGGCATTTCGTTCCATTGAAATATAGAGTGTATCTTAAAAAGGTCTTTTGATATTTCGGTGCGTTCCCAGTACTGCTCTTCTTTTTTGTTTGACCGAGCATTAATTTTTTTAGGAACAAGAGGAAGTCCGATATAAAGACCAGAGATTTTTATTATATCTCCAATTTGACCGTTTTTTGAAATAACAACAAAGTCATATTTTTCATTATATCCGTAATTCCAAGTTTTAGCTCTATTCTTATTAGACAAAACTCCTTTAGGAACATAATCCTTTACAACCTTATATATACTATCTTGAGCGTCTTTCTGCAAATCCTTGTTTTGTTTCTACCTTAGAATCAGTATTGTTTAATAAATTTATACTCTCTTGTTCTTGCTCTATCTTATTGAGTATATCAAAAGCGTCGAAAATAGCAAGCTTTTTTGTGGCAGCTGCATTTTTTAACCTATCCGCCGCAAGCTCATCCTCTGGAGAGTGTTTTATAATATCTTCCTTTGCAACTTTTATAAGCTCTTTAACAGCCTTTCTGCCTGCTTCAATTATTTGTTTCTTTAGTTCTTCTGAGCTCATTTTCTTTTGTTAGTTTTAAAGCATAATCTAAATGATATTTTTCCCAATGCATCCTGTAGTCATATCCTCCAGGGAATGTTTCATCGCATTGACTGCATTTTATACTATTTCTTTTAATAATTATTATAATTTATTCCATTTGCGAGGTTTACTTACCCACCTCATCCATACGGGTATTAAGTGAGGTATTGCCCACGTTATAATAATTTTTTTCATTTTTCTCTACAAAACCATGGTCACATGATGGTCAAACATTCTATAAAGTTTTTCTCCTTCTACATTAAACTCATACTCAGTGTCAGGCTTAAAGGTAACTAAATCTCCTTCTTTGAGGCCTTTGCTTAATAGTTTTTTATTTATATACCTTATCTTACCCATAAGAGGTTCTTCAGCAAATGGCTTGTGTATATAAGTTTTAATAGCAGGTATAGGTTTTATAAAACAATATTTATTATGACATATCCACTCGTTTTTCTTTTTGTACATAAAAAACTGAGTATCGTCTATAAAAAATAAATCATCTTTAAAATAACTTTTTCCACTTTGTTGACGACCCCTCATGTCGTTATAAAATTTAAAAACGTTATGATGAACAAGTAGTGTGTCTCCAGGCTCAATCTCTCCGGCATAACCTAAAGGAGTTGATACGACTATACCTTCACGGTTTGATGCTTCGTGATTCTCCTCGGAGGTACTTGTTATAAAGTCTATACCACCTATTTCTTTAGAGTTGTTATATCGTTTACCTTTTAT